AAATACAATTACAATAACTAAGGTTTACGATATAGGCGATAATAGCATATATGTAGATCCAACTGACGATCAATCGGGTAATTTAACCTTTGAAGTTGAAGCCGATGGTTTCTTAGACTTCACTGAATCTAATCCGTTTGGCGATGCATCGGAAAATTACTAATGTTTGGAACTCATTTTTATCATTCAACCTTAAGAAAATCCGTAGCAGTTTTTGGTACGATGTTTAATAATATTAGTGTTATTAGATTAGACGGTTCTGGAGGAGTATTAAATCAAATTAAAGTTCCTCTTTCTTATGGACCTAAACAAAAATTCTTATCTAGAATAGACGCTAGTACTGGTTCAGATGCAAGTATGGCTTTAAAACTACCTAGAATGTCATTTGAAATTACAAGTTTAGAACAAGATAATACTTCTAAATTAAATAAAATGGCAGTTATTTCAGAAAAACATGCAACAGATTCTTATAAGAAAAAGGTAGTTAAGCATATGTCGCCATATAATATTGGTATGCAGCTTACTATTATGGCAAAAAACCAAGATGATGGTTTACAAATTTTAGAACAAATACTTCCATATTTTCAACCTGAATATACCGTTTCTATTAAACCTATTAATGGTTGGTCATATAAACAAGATGTTCCTATTATTTTAAATAGTACTGCAATAGAAGATGATTATGAAGGTGATTTTGCAACTCGAAGAGTTCTTATGTATACATTAGATTTTACATTAAAAATGAGATTCTTTGGACCTACTGCAAATACTGCTATAATTAAAGAAATAGATATAGATTACTTTAATAAAGCTAATACCGACGAAAAATTTTATGGTGTTGATTTAGGACTTAATCCTCTTACGGCTGATCCTGAAGATACACTTATATCTTCTGGAACTCCAGGAGCAAATGAATATAAAATAACTACCGCATATGATCCTATAGGTGTTCCAGAATCATTCGCAATATATGGTACTGTGTTAAGTGGTACGTTTGTTTCTGGCGAAACTATTACTTCTTCGATTTCAAATAATACAATGGAAGTGAGTAATACTGCATATACAACTAATCCTGATACTGGAACAATTACAGTTGCACAACCAACAGGTTGGTTAAATATAGGTGAAGTTTTGACTGGTTCAACGTCTGGTGCTACAATAACTGTTGCATCATACACATAAGATTGGTAATATTATGAATAAAAGAAAGAAATTAGAAGATAGTCTCGCAAAAAATCTACCACAAAAAGATAGAATTTTAACAACAGACGATATCGATAATAAAGACATAAAAGACGATTATGAATTCTCACGGGCAACTTATAGAGATTTAATACACAATGGTACAAGATCATTAGATGTTATGTCAGAATTAGCCAGAGAGTCTGAGCATCCTAGAGCTTTCGAAGTACTTAGCAATTCCATTAAGAATATTGCTGATGTCACGGATAAACTTATGGCTTTACAAACAACAAAGAAAAAATTAAATAAAGAACGTTTAGATGCAAATAAGCGTATTACTAATAATAATGTTTTTGTCGGAAGTACTACTGATTTGCAAAAAATGTTAAATTCAAAAAATGAAAATATAATAGAACATGGCGAAGATTAAAAATAACGAATTTGGTTATTTAGGTAATGTTAATGTAAAGCGAGATGGCCTTGAAGAAGGTTTTACTGCGGAACAAGTTCGAGAATACAAAAAGTGCATGGATAATCCTGCATATTTTGCAAAAACTTATGTAAAAATTATATCTCTTGATGAAGGTTTAGTTCCATTTGATTTATATCCATACCAAGAAGAAATGTTTAATCATTTTAATGCTAATCGTTTCAGTATATGTTTAGCATGTCGACAAAGCGGTAAATCAATATCTAGTGTAGTATATCTTTTATGGTATGCTCTATTTCATTCTGAAAAAACTATTGCAATCTTGGCAAACAAGGGTGTAGTTGCAAGAGAAATGTTAGCTCGTGTTACTTTAGCATTAGAAAATATTCCATTCTTTTTGCAACCAGGCACAAAGGCACTCAATAAAGGCTCAATAGAATTTTCAAATAACTCACGAATTATTGCAACTGCAACATCTGCTTCTTCAATTAGGGGTTTATCTGTTAATTTATTGTTTCTTGATGAGTTTGCTTTTGTAGAAAATGATGCAGAATTCTATACTTCAACATATCCTGTTATTTCATCAGGTAGTGACACTAAAATAATTGTTACTTCTACTGCAAATGGTGTTGGTAATGTATATCACAAATTATGGGAAGGTGCAGTTTCAAAAGAAAATGAATTTAAAGCGTTTAGAGTTGATTGGTGGGATGTTCCGGGTAGAGATGAAACTTGGAAAGCATTAACAATTGCTAATACTTCAGAATTACAGTTCGATCAAGAATTTGGTAATACCTTCCTAGGCCGGGGCGGGACTCTAATAGATGCAAATTCTTTGCTTGCACAAAAGATGCATGAACCGGTTATGGTAAAAGAAAACGTATATATTTATGAAATGCCTTTGCAAGATCATGAATATGTAATGTGTGTTGATGTGGCCAGAGGTAGAGGACAAGATTATTCAACTTTTACTATTATTGATATTAGTACAAATCCATTTCAACAAGTTGCGGTCTTTAGAGATAATATTATATCGCCTATATTATATCCAGATCTAATTTATAAATACGCATATTTGTTTAATAAAGCTTATGTGATTATAGAATCTAATGATGCTGGCCAATTGGTATGTAATGGATTATATTATGATTTAGAATATGAAAATATGTTTGTAGAATCGACTGTTAAACGAGGAGCAATTGGTGCTACTATGACTCGTAGAGTTAAGCGTATTGGTTGTTCTAATATAAAAGATTTAATAGAACAAAGAAAAATAAACATTGTAGATGCAAACACAATAGTAGAAATGAGTACATTTGTTGCAAAAGGTCAATCTTTTGAAGCTTCACTTAGTAATCATGATGATTTAATGATGAATCTAGTATTATTTGGTTGGTTTACAACAACTGACATCTTTTTGGGTATGACAGATATAGAAATGAAGAAGATGTTATATAACGAACAACTTAAAGCTATTCAGGATGATGTAATTCCGTTTGGTTTTGTTAACGATGATCCAGAAAAACCTAAGTATGAAGTAGACGAAGATGGTCAAGTATGGTTCGAAACACCTAATGGAAGACATGACGGTGTTTTCTAGAATATTTTATATTATAAATATAAGTATGAATGTAACCGAAAGGTTAATTAACTTATAATGTGGACTTATAACTAAAACTCATTGAGAGGATAAAGCGATGGCATTTCAAGTATCACCAGGCGTCCAAGTCAAAGAAATTGACGCAACGGGCGTGGTACCAGCAGTCTCTACCAGTATTGGCGGAACTGTAGGTGCATTTAACTGGGGTCCGGTAGGCGAAGTAGTTTCAATAAGCTCTGAAAAGAACTTAGCGGAAGTATTCGGAACACCAGACAACAGTACATATAAATACTTTTTAACTGCTGCCGGATTTCTTAAATACGGTAACAGCCTAAAAGTTGTTCGAACCGATAGCACAAGCATGCGTAATGCTACTGCTGATGGTTCAGGCCTATCCATCAAAAATGATTCAGTGTATGATGCTTCATATAGTAGTGGTGCAGCTTCTGTAGGAATTTGGGCAGCCAAATACTCCGGAATTAAAGGAAATAGTCTTAAAGTAGCTATGTGTACAGAGGGCAGTTTATTTGCCGGTTGGGCATATGCTTCAAGCTTTGACTCTGCTCCTGGTACTTCTAACTATGCGACATCATTGGGTAAAGGCTCCATTGGAGACGAACTACACGTAATCGTTATTGACGAAGATGGCGACATTAGCGGAACTGCTGGAACAGTTCTAGAAACTTTTGCATTCATGTCACAAGGTTCTGACGCTAAAAAAGAAGATGGCACATCAAACTATTATAAAGACGTAATCAATACTGGTTCTTCTTATATTAGATGGATGGATCATCACACAACATTAACCGAAGCGGGTAGTGCAATTAGCACAGTATCATCTATGGCTGGTTTATCAAGTGCTTCCGACGTGGAAGTAACTGGTAGATCTCTAACAGGTGGTGTTGATGATAGTACACCAAACGCAGCAGAAATTGCAACAGCATTCGACTTATTAGAAGATGCTGAAACAGTTGATGTTCAACTTCTATTTGCATATCCAGATGCAAATGGAGCAAATACGATATCAAATGATTTAATCTCTATTGCAGCCGCAAGAAAAGATTGTATGGCATTTGTATCTCCACCAATCGACGACACAGTTAACGCTACTACTCCAGCAGCTGACGTTAAAGCTTGGGCTGACACGCTCACTTCAAGTTCTTACGCATCTGCCGATTCTGGTGCGATTTATGTTTATGACAAATATAATGATGCATATAGATGGATTGGAGCAGCTGGCCATATTGCTGGTCTTTGTGCAGCTACCGATAAAACTGCCGATGCATGGTTTTCACCTGCAGGAGCAACAAGAGGTCAACTGTTTGGTGTAATTAAATTGGCATTTAATCCTGTTAAAGCCGATAGAGATACTCTCTATAAAGCGCGGGTTAATCCAGTTGTCTCATTCCCAGGAGAAGGAACACTTCTCTTTGGTGATAAAACTTTGCTTTCTAAGCCTTCAGCTTTCGATCGTATTAACGTACGTAGATTGTTTAATACTTTAGAAAAAGCAATTTCAACTGCTGCTAGAGCGCAGCTTTTCGAATTCAATGATGAATTTACAAGAGCGCAATTTAGAAACTTAGTTGAACCGTTTTTAAGAGACGTAAAAGGTCGTAGAGGAATAACTGATTTTTCAGTTGTTTGCGATACAACCAATAACACGGGTCAAGTCATTGATACTAATAATTTTGTAGCTGATATTTATATTAAACCTGCAAGATCTATTAACTTCATAACTTTGAACTTTATTGCAACTAGAACCGGTGTAGATTTCTCTGAAATCTCAGGTTCTTAATAGGAGGACAGTATAATGGCAATCTTAGGAGTAGATGATTTTAAATCTAAACTTACTGGTGGCGGTGCACGTCCTAATATGTTCAAAGCGACTGTTAACTTCCCGAGCTATGCTCAGGGTGATGTTGAGTTAACTTCCTTTATGTGTAAGCAAATTTCAATTCCTGCATCTACTATAGGTGCTGTTGAAGTTGCTTTCCGCGGAAGAAAATTTAGTATTGCTGGTGATAGAATATTCGAAAATGTCGGATTAACTATCATTAATGATGTTGACTTTGCTGTTAGGAACGCGTTCGAACGATGGATGAACGGAATTAATGGACATGAAAGTAATACTGGCATAGCCAATGTTACTGATTATTCAGCCGATATAATCATCGAACAACTTGATAAAAGTGGCGCAACAGTAAAAACTTATAATATGAGAGGGTGTTGGCCTGTTTCAGTAGCAGCAATTGAACTTAACTATGATTCTTCAGATGAAATTGAAGAATTTGCAGTTGATTTAGTTTGTAGCTATTGGGAATCTGACACAACTAGCTAAAAATAAGTTGTATAAATAATATTAGAGGAGAGGACAATTGTCCTCTCTGATAATATTGGAGTAATTATGGCAGAATTTTTCGGATTCGAAATCAACAGAAAAGGTGGAAAAGGCGGGGAACCGATCTCTTTTGTGCCAGATACCGAACAGGACGGTGCAGGTGTAATATCTAGCGGTGGACATTTTGGTGCATATGTTGATTTAGACGGTGATAAACAAAAGAATGAACAAGATCTCATTATTAAATATAGAGATGTAGCTACTCAGCCTGAAACTGATGCGGCTATTGAAGATATTGTAAATGAGGCAATTATTGGTGATGGAGATTCAGCTCCAGTCTTTATAGTATTAGACAAAGTTGATGCATCAGATAAAATAAAAGATTCTATTAGAAATGAATTTAAAACAGTAATACGTTTACTTGATTTTACTTCATATGGAAATGATATTTTTAGAAAATGGTATATTGATGGTAGATTACCATATCATGTGATGATAGATGACACAAATCCTAAAGCTGGAATTAAAGAGCTTAGGTATATTGATCCTTTAAAGCTTAGGAAGGTAAAAGAAATTGAATCTAAAAGAGATCCAAAAACTAATGCCGATGTTATTGTTAAGCAAAAAGAATATTTCTTATTTCAAGATGACAAAATAGGACAATCAAATGAAGGTTTAAAAATACATCCAGATGCTATTGTATATGGCACTTCTGGAATGTTAGATCCTTCTCGCAAACGAATTTTATCTTATTTGCATAAAGCAATTAAGCCTGTGAATCAATTAAGAATGATGGAAGATTCACTTGTAATATACAGAATATCACGTGCACCAGAAAGGCGTATATTCTATATTGATGTTGGTAACTTACCTAAAGGTAAAGCAGAAGAATACTTAACCAATATCATGAATAAGTATCGTAACAAAATGGTATATGATGCTAGTACTGGTGCAGTTAAGGATGATCGTAAACACATGTCGATGTTAGAAGATTTCTTCTTACCGAGACGTGAAGGTGGTCGAGGTACTGAAATTAGTACTCTTCCAGGTGGAGAGAATCTTGGACAAATTGATGATATTTTATATTTCCAAAAGAAACTATATAGAAGTTTAAATGTACCTATGGCTAGATTAGAACAAGAAGTTCAATTTAGTTTAGGTAGAAGCACTGAAATCACAAGAGATGAAGTGAAGTTTAAGAAGTTTATTGATAGACTTCGAAAAAGGTTCTCAGATGTCTTTATGCAAGTATTGAAAACACAGTTATTGCTTAAAGGTATAATTACAAAAGAAGATTGGACTAAGTTTAGACAAGATATTGTTTTTGATTTTATTGAAGATAATTATTTTGCAGAACTTAAAGAATCTGAAATGTATAGAGAAAGATTTGAAATGTTAGGAACGTTGGAAGATTACGTTGGAAAGTATGTTTCAGATGAATGGATTAGAAAAAAGATCTTAAGACAGTCCGATGTTGAAATAAAAGAGCTAGATAAGCAAATAAATGCTGAAAAAGCTGCTGGGGACGTCGACGATATAGACCTTGACATCTAAATTATTATAAATATATTAAAGGAAAGAAACGAATGAGTAAAATTGAAGAACTTATTGGTAACGTAAAAGATGATGATTTGGTAAAAGCTAAAACAGCTTTCGACGGTATTATGACAGCAAAAATAGATGCTGCTATGAATGCTAAGAAAGTTGAGTTGGGCTCTACTGTAATCAATCGCGTTAAAGAAAAACAAGCGGATTAAAATGAAATTAATTACGGAATATACAGAAAGCAATATTAGTCATTTCACCGAAGCTACTAAATCCGGTGGAAAACAACATGTTATTGAAGGCGTGTTTATGCAGGCTGATAAGAAAAATCGTAATGGCCGCATATATGAGAAAAAAATTCTAGAGGCTGCAGTTGACAAATATGTCGCTGAGCAAGTTCTCAGTGGTAGGGCAGTTGGTGAGTTAAATCACCCCGAAGGTCCTACTATTAATCTAGATAAGGTTTCACACAAAATTACAGACCTCAGATTTGAGGGAAATAATGTTGTAGGAAAAGCATCAATTCTTAAAACCCCTATGGGACAAATCGTTGAAGGTTTGTTAGATGGAGGAGTTAAGCTTGGTGTATCAAGTCGTGGTATGGGTAGTCTTGTACAGAAAAATGGTACTAGTTATGTTGGGTCTGACTTTATGTTAGCCACAGTAGATATCGTTCAAGATCCTTCCGCTCCAGAGGCATTTGTCAATGGAATTATGGAAGGAGTAGATTGGATATGGAATAATGGTATTTTAGAAGCACAAGAAATTGAAAAGATTGAGACTGAAATTAAGCGTACGCCGTCGAAGCATTTAGCTGAGGCGCAAATAAGAGCGTTTAAAAATTTCCTCTCTAAACTTTAACTCTATAATAGGAGAGAAAAATGTCAGAATTAGACACAAAAGCAGTTGAAGAAACTGTAGTCGATTTAGGCGAATCTCAAGATGCAGAGCAAGTTGAAGTGGAAACTTCAGAAGAGCTCGTTGAAAACGAAGTTGGAAACGAGGAAATTTCTGAAGACGCTGATGCTGGAGAAGTAACAGAAGCTAAAAAAGAAGAAGAAGAAAAAGAAGAAGTAGAAGAAACTGCTCCTGCTTTTAAAACTCCTTCTACTAAAGCTGGTGTTATTAACGCTGCAGTTGAGATGCTTAAAAAGGCAAAAAAACATGAAGCGCAAGCTATGTTTGCAAAGATGAATAAAGTCGATGAGTCTGAAGATGATGGTTCCCTAGATAAAGCTATTAAGAAAGCACCGAAAGCTGTTGATCCTAAAGCTAAACCTAGTGATGCATCTGCGAAAGCAGAAGCAGTGGAATTTGATTATTCAGAAGATTTAGATGCATTAGTATCTGAGGAAGCTACATTGTCTGAAGGATTCAGAGCAAAAGCTGAAGCAATCTTCGAAGCAACACTTAAGTCAAAATTAGGTGCAGAAATCGATAGATTAGAAGGCGAATACGCGCAAAACCTTGAAGAAGAAGTTGGTGATATTCAAAAGACTATCGTAGAAAAAGTAGATAACTACTTGAACTATGTTGTAGAATCTTGGATGAAAGAAAATGAAGTAGCAGTAAGTACTGGTCTTAGGACTGAGATTGCTGAAGACTTTATGGCTTCTTTACAAACTGTCTTTAAGGAACATTACATTGAAGTACCAGAAGGTAAAGCAGATTTAATCGACGATATGGCCGAGCAAGTTGCTGAACTAGAGGAACAACTCAATAAATCCACAGAAGAAAACATCAAGTTACATGAAACTACGCAAACATATGCGCGCGCTCAAGTAATAAGAGAAGCTTCTTCAGGGCTTGCTGATACAGAAGCTGAGAAACTCGCATCATTAGTTGAATCTATTGATTTTGAAGATCTAGAAACTTTCACTATGAAAGTAACTACTATCAAAGAATCATACTTCAAGTCTGATGTAAGTGAAACAGAATCTGAAGTAGATGCAGTTATAGGAAATGATTCAGCTCCGGTTGATCTTTCAGATAATATGAGCAGATACACACAAGCTATTACTAACTCAAAATAATTTTATCTAATTAGGGGACAAATATGTTTAATACAGATAATAAATTAGTCGAGAAATGGCAACCAGTACTTGAGCACTCAGATGCTCCAGCTATAGACAGCAAGTACAAGCAAGCCGTTACTGCTCGACTCTTGGAAAACCAAGAAATTGCTTTGCAAGAAGAGCGAAACCAAACTCAAGGTTTTGTTACAGAAGCAGCCGCAGCTAACGCTACCGGTGCTAATGTTGCTAACTTTGATCCGGTTTTGATCTCTTTAGTAAGGCGTGCAATGCCTAACCTTATCGCTTATGATATTGCTGGCGTTCAACCTATGACTGGTCCAACTGGTCTAATCTTTGCAATGAAGTCTAAGTACAGCACTCAAGGTGGTACTGAAGCATTATTCGACGAAGCTGATACTGATTTCTCAGGAGCAGGTACTCATCAAGCAGATCCTACTGGACTTGCTGGTGTAGTTGATGCTGATACTGATGGATCTATTGCTGATACTGCTGATGTAATATCAACTTACGGTGAAGGCGATACTACAGCTCAAGCTGAAGCCCAAGGTACTCACGTAGCTGGTTCAGCAATTGCTGGTGGTGACGCATTTGGCGAAATGGCTTTCTCAATCGAGAAATCAACCGTTACAGCTAAATCAAGAGCTCTTAAAGCTGAATACACTATGGAACTTGCTCAAGATCTTAAAGCAGTCCACGGTCTAGACGCTGAAGGCGAACTTGCTAACATTCTTTCAGCTGAAATCTTAGCTGAAATTAACCGTGAAATGGTAAGAACTATTCTTACTAAAGCAAAAATCGGTGCACTTCAAACTTCAACTGCAGTATCTGGTATCTTTGATGTCGGTACTGATAGTGATGGTCGTTGGATGGCTGAAAAATTCAAAGGTCTAGTTATGCAACTCGAAAGAGAAGCTAATGTGATCTCTAAAGAAACTCGTAGAGGAAAAGGCAACTTTGTTGTTTGTTCTTCTGACGTTGCTTCTGCACTAGCTGCTGCTGGTGTGTTGGATTATTCTCCAGCTCTTGCAACTAACCTAAACGTTGATGATACTGGTAATACTTTTGCCGGTGTTCTTAACGGTCGTATGAAGGTTTATATTGATCCTTATTCAACTACAGACTTCGCGTGTGTAGGTTATAGAGGATCTAATCCATATGATGCTGGTATGTTCTATTGCCCATATGTTCCTTTGACTATGGTCAAAGCTATTGGTGAAAATGACTTCCAACCTCGCATCGGATTTAAAACTCGATATGGTATGGTTGCTAACCCATTTGTTGCAGCTGATGGAACAGGTACTAATAGGGCTAATCCTTATTTCCGTATCTTCCGCGTTGACGACATTATGGTCTAAACCAAAAAAAGACTTAGCGCTTTTAAAGCAGGATCTTCGGATCCTGCTTTTTTTTGCGTATAAATAGATATATGAAAAATTATAAAACGCAACAATTAGAAATGATTGATCTTAATTGGGATGGTAATGTTGATGACGATGTTAATTCGAAGATTGCTTCAGCCTTTGCTTTAAATCCTTCAGACAATATTGCTTTTTCAGATAGTGAAAAAGTGTCATATAATCAGTTTTGTACTAGAATGTGGTTAGATAATTGTGATGAAAATCTTGCTTTTGGTTCAACGCGATATACACAAAAAGAATACACTGTAAAGTTTCAATCTTGGTTAAAAGAAAAATGGAGAATAAATAATGGCAACGTTAACAGCAAATAAGAATTTTTTAACTCCAATAGGATTTAAATTTTCTATTGATAATACTTTGTATCCTAATTTAGAATATTTTTGTAATTCTGTAACATTGCCAAGTATATCTTTAGCAGGAGTTGATACTCCATATAAGGGTGTTAATTTAGGTTTTACCGGTGATAGATTAGAATTTGATGATTTAACTATTACATTTAATATAACAGAGAATATGGAAAACTATAAAGAAACGTTTGATTGGATGCATAATAGTATTACAACAAATGAATCTTTCACTTCCGATGCTACACTGAGTGTGTTATCTTCACACAATAATGTTACACAGGAAATTATATTTAAAGATTGTTTTCCTACATCTTTAAGTGGAGCTGATTTTACATCAATAGCTAATGACGTTGAGTATTTACAAGCTTCTGTGACATTTAAATATACGTACTTTGAATTTAAATAAAAAAACATGTACTTTTGAGTGAAACTGTGGTATAATAAACAGTTAACTATAATATGGAGAAAATTATGGATTTAGATACTATTCTAGAAATGTGGAAGAAAGATTCACAAATAGATGAAATGGCCTTAGACGAAGCTTCTCGTCAATCTGCAAATTTACATTCTAAATACTTAGAGCTCTTAAGTTCAAATCGCATGCGGTTAAAGAAAGCTCAATTAGAATATAAGGTTATACTTAAAGATAAGTTTAATCATTATGGCGGTAAATTAACTCAAGAAGAAATGGATTCAAAAGGATGGGAATATGATCCTTTACATGGTAATACTGTGCTCAAAGGAGACTTAGATAAATATTATGATGCAGATCCAATTATTCAAGAACACCAAGCCAAAATTGCATATTTAGAAGAAATTACAAGTGTTCTTAAAGAAATGTTAGAGAATATTAAATGGAGACATCAGAACATTAAGAATATGATTGAATGGAGAAAGTTTACCAGTGGCATATAAAATATATGATCATAAGTTTGAATGGAAAGGGAACTTCGATTATGCACGTACGTGTATAAAACAAGCATTGGAACAAATAGATTATCCAGAAGATCTTAATATATTTAATCATACTGATTTAACTCAGATGAATTATTCGAATGTGTTATTTGTTAAACCTACAGCACCTACTTCAAAACATTTTGCAATTGATACTATTGGATATGCTAATGCTTCTAAATTGGCTTTCGAAGAACCATATGAACCAGATATAATGTATTCTCATTTAAATTCTAAGAACAATATGGATTGGAGTAAAATAGAAACTCTAATTAATCAAAGATCTAATAAATGGGATGATTCTATATTACTCAAATGGAGAAAGGCTAAAGATGTACCAAAAGAGCATATATTAGTTATCGGCCAGATGCCCGATGATGAAACTGTAAAAGGATTTGGTTTAGGTGGTCATTGGGAAAGTATTACATTGATAGTAGAAAGATTATATGCACAGGTAACAGAGTTTCCAATCGTAGTAAAGATTCATCCAAGATTAAAGCTAAGAGGCAAACAAAAAGATATTGTAGATAAATGGATTCAAGATGGAATAGATGTAAGAGATGGATATGAATCTATACATGACTTCCTTCCGCATACTCGAGTTGCAATATTAGATAATAGTACTGCAGGAATAGAATGTTTAATGCATGAAGTACCTATTATATCATATGGTTTTCCGGAGTATCATTGGGTAACTAAACAGCTACAAAGCTTAACTCAATTACCTAAATTATGTAATGATATAAGTTGGCATAAAAAAGAAAAGGCCATGAAATTTATATATTGGTACATTAATGATTATCTTTGTTATGATGTTGAAAGCACAAAGAATAGGTTGAATGAAATTTTTAATATAAGTAGGTTTAAAGATTAAATTTAAATGGAACAGATTGTAATATCTAAATTAAACGAAAGTTTTTTACAAATTAGTTGCGAATCCAGTACAGAAAGAGAGTTATCAGAACACTTCTGTTTTTATGTACCTGGATATAAATTTATGCCGGCATACCGTAATAGAGTATGGGATGGTAAGATTAGATTATTTGATTATCGTAAAAAACAAATCTATTGTGGACTATTTAATTATTTAAAAGAGTTTGCACAAGAACGTGGTTATAAAATAATTACAGATTATGAACCTACCAGCACAGAAAATGTAGATGAACTTATCTCCCGCCTGCCCCTGACGGCCGCGGGCGCGCCTATCCACCCGCGCGGGTACCAGATAGAAGGTATTAAACATGCTCTATCTAATAATAAATCCTTATTGTTATCTCCTACTGCAAGCGGTAAATCATTAATGATATATTTAATGATAAGACATTTTTTAGAATCTAATGATAAACAAAACATATTAATAGTGGTTCCTACAACATCATTAGTAGAACAAATGTATACTGATTTTGGAGATTATAGTTCAACCGATAGTTGGAATGTTGATAACAATTGTCATAGAATATATTCTGGTAAAGAAAAAATAAATTTAAAACATAGAGTTATTATAACAACTTGGCAATCTGTATATAAAATGAATTTGTCTTGGTTTAATTCATATGGTATGGTTATAGGAGATGAAGCTCATAATTTTAAAGCTAAATCTCTCACTGCTATATTAGAAAAATGTGTTAATGCTAAATACAGAATTGGCACCACAGGAACTTTAGATGGTACCCAAACCCATCAATTAGTATTAGAAGGTTTATTTGGACCTGTGCACAGAGTTACATCAACAAAATCATTAATGGATGCAGATGATTTAGCTCAATTAGAAATACGCATATTATTGCTTAAGTATGCAGATAGATATATGCGTAGCATAGCAAAAGCAAAATATCAAGAAGAATTAGATTTTCTTGTTGGACATAGTCCACGAAATGAATTTATAACAGATCTCACCGTTAAATTACGTGGAAATGTATTGGTGTTATTTCAATATGTAGAAAAACATGGTAAACCTCTACATGATATTCTTAAGAAAAAGGTAGCTAAAAATCAAAAATTATTTTATGTGAGTGGAGAAACTGACGTTGATACACGAGAAAATATAAGATCTATTACTGAAAATGAAAATAATGCTATTATTGTTGCGAGTATGGGAACATTTTCTACCGGTATTAATATTAAAAAGTTACATAATATAATATTTGCATCACCTTCTAAATCACAAATAAGAGTCTTACAATCTATTGGTAGAGGTCTCCGTAAGAGTGGAGATGGTATAAATACTATAGTATATGATATTGCTGATGATTTGCATTGGAGAACTCAAAAGAATTATACTTTAAAGCATGCGGCAGAAAGAATAAATATATACAGTAAAGAGAAATTTACATACAATATAAATGAGATAAACCTATGAAACCAGAAGATATGAACATACGACATTTTAAGCTTATTAATGGCGACAATATATTGGCTTTGGTTCATAAAAAGGAACAAGGCAGAGTTATAGTAGAAAGACCTGTAATAGTTACGGAAACCATTATAGGAAGCTATTCATTACGTCCATGGTTTTCATTTTCATCTCAAACACTATATACTATACTTGATTCTGATATTATGGCACATGTTTTAATTGATGAAGATGTAAAGCATACTTACTTAAAGGCAGTAACAACACCAATGTCACCTGCAGATATAAGATCTGTAGATGAACTATCTGATGAACTTGAAAGATACATGAGTGAAACTCTAGAAGATATATTACCCTCTGATACAATTCCAAAGAAGACATATCATTAATAATAGTATCCTCCTCTACTCAAATGGCCTCTTATATTATACCATATTTGGAGCGATTTGTACATGTTTATTTTCATTTATTTCGCATTAATTTTTTAATTTAACTATGTACAAAGCTTAAAAAATATGGTATAATATACCCTAACAAGCTAAAAATGGAGATTATATTATGGCTGATCCTAAAAAGAAAGCACATTATATCAATAATAAAGAATTCTCATATGCAGTTGTAGAATACGTAAAGTCTGCTAATGAGGCAAAAGCCAAAGGAGAAAAAGTACCGGTAGTAACAGATTATGTTGCACAATGCTTTTTAAAAATTTCTGAAGGATTATCACATAGACCAAACTTTGTTAGGTATACATACCGCGAAGAAATGGTTATGGATGCAGTTGAAAACTGTTTAAGAGCAATCAATAATTATAATATTGAAACTGCTACAAGAACAGGCAAACCAAACGCATTTTCATATTTTACTCAAATTTGTTTCTTTGCATTTATACGTAGAATTGCCAAAGAGAAAAAACAACAAGAAATAAAGTTTAGATTCATTGAAAAAATGGGTATTGATGATTTTGTATCAATGGGTATGGATGAAGAAGGTGCAGGTCAGACTGCGGCATATGTAGATACTCTAAGAAGTAGAATCTCTAAAATTAGAAATACTGATAAAGCTATTAAAGCATTTGGAAAAGAAGAGAAAAAGAAATTGTCAAAATTAGAGTTATTTATGGTATGAAGAAATTAACAAGAGCGCAAAAGGATATTCAAACAAACCTTGGCAAAAAAAGACATAAAAAAGATCTTAAACGTAGACCTCGTGTAAAACTAATAATTGCTTCTATGCGAAAACTTAATAGAATTCAAAAGAAATTAGAAAAAATTAAGTATCTTCAAGTTAAATATGGTAATAAGGTTGAAGTAAAAACAGGTCAATTGCTATAATGAAAATAGCTATATTGAATGACACACATTGTGGTGTTAGAAATTCCTCTGATATATTTTTAAATTATCAAAAACGATTTTACGAAGAAGAATTCTTTCCATATCTTAAAGAGCACAATATAAAAAACATATTGCATTTAGGTGATTATTATGAACACCGAAGATTTGTTAATTTTAAAGCGTTAAATCAAAATCGAAGAGATTTTTTAGAACCTATGCGTGATGCAGGTATTACTATGGATATCATTCCAGGTAATCATGATGTTTACTTTAAAAACACTAATGAATTATGCAGTCTTAAAGAATTACTCGGATATTTTACATCTAATGTTAATATTATAATGAAACCTACAGTCTTAGACTATGATGGTTGTAAAATTGGTGTAGTTCCATGGATTAATAATTCTAATTATAGTGAATATACTGAATGGTTAAAAACATGTAAAGCAGATATTATAGGTGCACATTTAGAATTAAAAGGTTTTGATATGATGCCTGGTATGCCGAATCCTCATGGTATGAGCTCTGAAATATTTCAAAGATTTGAAATGGTATTATCAGGACATTTTCATACAAAATCAGATAGAGATCCAATACATTATTTGGGTGCACAATTTGAAATGACATGGGCAGATGTTGATGATCCTAAATATTTTCATGTATTAGATACAGAAACTCGAGAATTAACACCAGTTAGAAATCCTATTACAATATTTAAGAAGTTTGTATATGATGATAAGAAGGTTGATTATAATACTATTGATATACAACAATTTAGACAAAAATTCGTTAAATTTATCGTAGTAAATAAAACAGATCTTTATATGTTTGATAAATTTGTAGACAAATTACAAAGCATAGATACATATGAATTAAAAATAGCAGAAAACTTCGAAGAGTTTATTGGTAATAATGTAGACGATGAGTCAATTAATCCAATGGAAGATACAACAGAATTATTAGATTCGTATGTTGAAGCAGTTGAAACTGATCTTGATAAAGATGCTATAAAATTGAAATTAAGAGAATTATATACAGAGGCTCAAAACTTAGAAATAATATGATCGAATTTAAATCGTGTAAGTGGAAGAACTTTCTATCCACTGGTAATGAATTTACCAATATTCAATTAGATAAAGAACCAACAACATTAATAGTCGGAGCTAACGGAGCTGGTAAATCTACTCTTTTGGATGCTATTTCCTTTGGTTTATTTGGAAAACCACACAGAGACATTAAAAAAGATCAAATGATCAATAGTATTAATAAAAAAGGTACAGTTGTTGAAGTAGAGTTTGATGTTGGAGGTCAATCGTTTAGAATTTATAGAGGAATTAAACCTAATAAATTTGAAATATACCAAAACGGTCATCAAATTAATCAAGCTTCAAATGCCAGAGATCATCAAAAATATCTCGAACAAAATATACTTAAATTAAATCATAAATCTTTTCATCAAGTTGTAGTTCTAGGATCTTCAAGTTTTATTCCCTTTATGCAATTACCAACTTGGACTCGAAGAGAAGTAATTGAAGATCTCTTAGATATTAACATATTCTCTAAAATGAATGGTTTATTAAAAGAAAGAAACAATAAAATTAAAGATGAATTAATTGATATTACACATCGCTTAGATCTAAATAAAACAAAAACAGATTCACAAAACAAATATATAAAAGATCTACAAGGTATTAATAAAGATATGATAGAACAAAAAGAGCTATCTATTAAAGATCATAAAACAGAAATATTAGAATATTTTGCAAATTCAAAAAAATTAGGAAAAAATCTAACTAATGAAATGGATATTAATGCAAAAACTAATTCTAAAATATCAGATAATATTAGTCAATTAAATTCAAAAGATTATTCTAATAAAGAGGCTATTAAAGGTTTAGTTAAAGAAGCAAGGTTTTATGAAGACAATGATCACTGCCCTACATGTGATCAAAATATAGATGAAGAAACGAAAGCATCAAAGTTATTATCTTTAGGTAAAACTGCAGGATCAATGCAATCTAATATGAATATATTAAAGAAAGAATTAGATGCAGCAATAGTAGATCTAAATGAAAACAAAAAGATTATGCAAAAATTACAAAATCGTCAAATAAAAATTAATTCAAACAATGACGCAGTAACAATATTACAAAAAGAAATTGATCGTATTCAAAATGAAATAAAAAACTTAAGTGGCCAAACAGGTGATGTAAAAGTTGCCAAAAGAGATTTAGAAACATTACGACTAGAAAAAGATAAATGTACAGAAAGAAAACTAACATATGTAGAAGAACGTACATATAATGAAGTAATTGGAGAAATGCTTAAAGATACTGGTATTAAAACTAAAGTGATTAAACAATATCTTCCAGTAATGAATAGATTAATTAATAATTATCTTCAAGTATTAGATTTCTTTGTTGCATTTCATCTAGATGAATCATTTAATGAAACAATTAGATCTCGCCACAGAGATTCATTCAATTATGCTTCATTTTCTGAAGGAGAGAAGCAAAGAATAGACTTAGCTTTGCTCTTTACTTGGCGCCAGTTAGCTAAAATGAAAAACAGTGCAAGTAGTAATTTATTGATCCTAGATGAGACTTTTGACTCTAGTTTAGACGTAGATGGCATAGATAATCTCACCAAGATACTAAATACGCTCGAGGAAGGCACAAATGTGTTCATTATATCACATAAAGGTGATATTTTAGAAAATAAGTTCAGATCTAAGATAGAATTCTATAAAGATAGGAACTTTTCTAAGATTAGATAGAAAAACAGCTCTGGTGTGAATTGTTGCGTATGTATACCTTAGTAACTGTTTCAAAACGCACACCCGCTCACAAAAAAATCAACACTGTGACTAATATATCACTATGGTCACATAAAGTGAAAATAAATGAAAAAAAGTGAAAAAAAGCATGTACATACCCGGTCCATATGGTATAATATACCTATATTAAAAAATAAAACACTGTAAGGAGTGGATATGCAAAACAAAACAATAGGTAAATTACTCGCAAAAGAGAATATTACTATTCAACATGGTAATTATCATACCGCTTGGTTTGACATACAAAACAGAACTTTGGGACTTCCGCAATGGGCAGATCATGGTAAAGATGTATATGATTTGTTAATTGGTCATGAAGTTGGTCATGCATTATTTACCCCCTTTGAAGGATGGCACGATTCTCCTGAAAAATTAAAAGGTTGTCCTAGATCTTATATTAATGTAATTGAAGATGCTCGTATTGAAAAACTAGTACGTCGAGCATATCCTGGTCTTGTTGGTCCTTTCTTAAGAGGATATAAAAAGCTTTCTGCTGATAACTTTTTTGGTGATTTAGATAAATTAAAGATGCAACAAGTTAAGCTTATCGATAAAATTAACCTTAAAGCAAAATTAGGTAAAGAAATTGATATACGATTTAATACACTAGAGCAAGCTTTATTTGACAGAGCAATGTTAACAGAAACGTTTGAAGAAGTAGTTGAATTAGTAAAAGATGTTCTTGCATATACTAAAGAAAATCAAAAAGAATTAATGGATCAACCCGCACTATTACCTAATGTTGAACCATCACTATTACCTAAAGGTAATGATGATATACCTAAAGGTCATGATGATATGGATTCTGAAGAAGCTTCTCCTCAAGAAGAAACTTCTTCTACTCAAAATGAGGAAGAAGAAAATTCTTCAACTCAAGAAGCAAAAGAAAATGAAGAAGCAAAAGAAGATAAAAATAATATTGTTTCTAAAGAACCTATACATAATGATCATGAAGATACCTCAATAACTGATACAATATTTAGAGAAAACGAAAGTGGATTAGTTGCAAAAGATCATTTAGGTCATGAAGTATTATATTCTTCAGGTATATCTAAAGAGCTTATTAACGAAATTGTAATCGATTATAAAACATTAGCTAAAGATAGATTATATCAAACAAAACTAAATAATAATAAGTCTTTAGAAAATCGTAATTTAGAATTTAAGCAATATATGAAAGATACTCGTAAGAATGTTAATTTTGCTATTAAAGAATTTGAAATGAGAAAGGCAGCACATCAATGGCAAAGAGCTACTACAGCTAAAACTGGTTCTTTAGATGTTAATAAAGTACATAGTTATAAATATAATGAAGATATTTTTGCAAGAGTTACTTCATTAGCAGATGCTAAAAATCATGGTATGATTATGATTATCGATTATAGTGGTTCAATGTGTGAATCAATGCCATATGTTTTAGATCAATTGATGCATTTAATAGTATTTTGTAAAGCAGTAAATATACCTTTTGAAGTATATGCATTTACTACTGGAAACCCAAATTTTGTTAATTGGCATCATAGAGAAGATGATGATGTTGAACGTAAAGCTTTCATTGAATCTCATAACACAATAGTAAACAATAATATTAAAAAATTTAAAGATGCATCTTTATCCATAGATGATCTTTCAATGCCTTTATTGGTTTCTTCAAATTTGAAGAAAAATGAATATATTACTGCAATGGCTAACTTACATTGTAAAATAAAGTCATCCACTTGGAATAGTGGATTTACTAGTCAGTATGAACAATGGGGATCAACTCCATTAAATGCTGCTTTAGTTGTATCTCATCATCTCATTAAAAAATTCAAAATGAAACATGGTGTTGAAAAAATGAATTTTGTATGTTTATCTGATGGAGATACTAATCAAATGCATGTTATACATGATCATAAGCTTACTAGTAAAAGAACAGAAACAAATAGTTGGGGTAGATCTGGATTAAATATTACTATTGATGGTAAAAATATCAAGACAAGTGATAGCTCAAAGGGTGCAACCAAAGAGTTATTACTCAATATTCAAAAAAGATATAATACTAATACTTTAGGGTTTTTTATGGCAGATGACAATAGACATTTTTATAATAGAATTCAATCTGCTGTTATGGATTCAGAAAAATCACAATTTATTGATTATTATTCACAAGAATGGAAAGATCTTAAGAAAAACTCAAATACAGAATTTCGCAAAAATAAATGCGTAGTTAAAAATAATGTATTAGGTTATAATGAATATTACATCATTAAAGGTGGAGCAACGCTATCTGCTCAAGGCGATGAACCAATGTCTGATTTAAATGATGATTCTTCAACTGCTCAAGTTAGGAACGCGTTTAAAAAACAAGCTAAATCAAAGAAAACAAACAAAGTGTTATTAACAAGATTTGGTAAAGCGGTAGCATAGTGTGACTAATATATCACTATGGTCACACAAAATGAAAATAAATGAAAAAAAGTGAAAAAAAGCATGTACAAAGCTATATGTTTATGGTATAATATACCTATATTAAAAAATAAAACACTGTAAGGAGTGTATACATTATGAAAAAAAGTGAAATGAAACCATCAACCCAAAACATCTTGAAAGAATTATCTTCAAGATTTCCAGATCAAAATGAATTTCGTACTGCGACAATCATAGAGACTGCAAAATCTTTGGGTTATAAGTATGGTGATTGGAAAGATATTATCTCATCAGAATTTAGAATTAGACGTGGAACGTTTGATCTTGCTGGTATGGTAGTACCTTTACATCCAGAAACAGAAACAAATATAACTGTTCCACAAACCGCTGCACAATTGCATTCAATTGTAAATTCGGAAAAAACATTTGCAGAAGTTGATCCTTCATATGTTCCATGGGGAGCACATGCGGATATTACTAAAGTTGTAAAATCTGGAATGTTTTATCCAGTATATATTTCTGGATTATCAGGAAATGGTAAAACATTTATGGTTGAACAAACTTGTGCAAAACTTAAAAAGGAGTTTATACGAGTTCAAATAAATCCTGAAACTGATGAAGATGATTTAATTGGTGGATTTAGATTACTAAATGGTGAAACTGTATTTTCAAAAGGTCCAGTACTTAAAGCAATGGAAAACGGAGCTATTTTGCTTCTTGATGAAATTGATAGAGCTACAAATAAAATTATGTGTCTTCAAGGTATTCTCGAAGGAAAACCTGTTCTTGTTAAGAAAACTGGTGAGATTGTAAGACCTTCTCCAGGATTTAACGTTATAGCTACTGCTAATACAAAAGGTAAAGGTTCTGAAGATGGAAGATTTACTGCAGCAACTATTATCGATGATGCATTCTTAGAACGATTTACAATTTCAATTGATCAAGCATTTCCTGCAGCAAGAACTGAAAGTAAAATTGTTATTAATCATTTCGAAAAATTTGGAATGAAAATTGATCAAGATATTAAAGATTTTACTAAAAACTTAGTTGATTGGGCAGACATAATTAGAAAAACGTTTTATGATGATGGTGTTGATGAAGTTATTTCAACAAGACGCCTTTGTCACATTGTTCAAACATATTCTATATTTAATGATAGAATGAAAGCAATTGATCTTTGTATAGCACGATTTGATGATGATACAAAAGAAGCATTTCTTGATTTGTATACAAAAGTAGATTCTGGTGTTGTATTTGAATCTCCTATTAGTGATGAAATTGCAACAGATTATGATGATTATAACGAACAAGATGACGAATGAGTAAAAAAGTCGATTATAAATTTAATGAAGGTGAGCTCTGTGATGAGCTCAAAGCCTACATAGATAGTACGTATACTGCGCATTATTCTAAAAACAAATTTCAAGCAACCGAATTTATTATTGACGGTGGTCATGGTGAAGGCTTTTGTTTAGGAAACATATTGAAGTACGCACAACGATATGGTAAAAAAGATGGTTATAATAGAAAAGATCTGATGAAGGTTTTACACTATGCAATTATCGCACTTTCGGTTCATGATGAGCGTGAACTATAATTGAGGATTATATTATGAATATATCAAATGACACATTAAAAGTGTTAAAAAACTTTGCAACGATTAATCCAAATATCGTTTGTAAACCTGGTCAAAAATTATCGACCATATCAGATGCAAAAAACATACTTGCATCGTGCACAATCCCTGAGGATTTTCCACAAGAGTTCGGAATCTATGATTTAAACGAATTTTTATCTGTGGTAGGTTTGATGGATAATGCATCATTATCTTTTGAAGATAAATTTGTTACTATTAATGGAGATCATAAACAGAGAATGAACTATTATTTTTCTGCTCCTGAAATTTTAACATCTCCTGAAAAAGATTTAACAATGCCAGAAGCAGAATTTAGTATATCATTATCAATGGATACTTTAAACAATATTAGAAAAGCTTCTGCAGTTTTAGGACACAATGAATTAGTTATTAGTGGTGAAAATGGAGATGTAAGTGCAAAGGTTGTTGATTTAAAAGATGCAACTGCTAATTCTTATGAAATGCATTTAGATCATGACAATGATTGTAAAAATAAATTTAGTTTTGTAATTAATATTGCAAATTTAAAGCTATTAGAAGGCGATTACTTCTTAATGATTTCATCTAAATTGATTTCATCGTGGCAGAATACGGATTTTCCGGTAAATTATTTTATCGCTTTAGAAAAAACGTCTGAATTTCATGTATAAATATACATGTAAAAGAAATTCTCATATATCATGAGGATATGGTGGAAGATGCCGCAATTGCGGGTCTTCTTAATATAGTCTACTTTGCAAAGGAGAAAACAAAATGACTGATCAAGTAGAAAATCAAGCAGCAGAGCCTGTACAACTCTCGCTTCAAGATATCGCAACAATGGTACAGATTATCGACATCTGTTCTAAAAGAGGCGGTTTTGAAGGTCCAGAAATGGAAGCAGTAGGTTCTTTGAGAACTAGAACTGTTAAATTCTTGGAAGCTAATCAACCGCAAGGTGAACAAGCTCCAGAAGGAACAGTTCCTCAAGAAGAGCCAGTTGTCGAGACTGTAGAAGCCGAAGAAGCTTAACTCGATTAGCTTAATGTGAGGGTAGCTCCCTCACGCATTTTATATTATATTATGGAGATCATTAATGGATCGTAATGAAAAACAACGCCTATTCGAGGCACTTAAACAAGGTACAGTAACTGTAACCTTTCAAAAAATTAACTCGGACGAGATTCGAGTTATGCCATGCACTCTAAATCCAATAGTATTAGAAGCTTTTGGTATCAATCAAAAAATCGGTAATATCACACCAGAATCAGAGCATTATGCTGCTTGGGCATTAGACAAAGAAGATTGGAGATCTTTTCGTTTAGATACAGTTCTAGGTTGGGAGGTATTATGATGCAAGAATTTTTATGGTGTGAAAAGTATAGACCAAAGACAATCGCTGATTGTATTTTACCAGAGCCAATAAAGAAAACTTTTGAAGATATTGTTAAAGGCGGTGAATTACACAATATGCTTCTAACCGGAACTCCCGGTTTAGGTAAAACAACAGTGGCAAAAGCTTTATGTAATGAATTGTCTTTGGACTTTCTTTTAATAAACGGTTCGGAAGAAAGTGGAATTGACACACTTCGAACCAAGATCAAACAGTTTGCTTCGTCGGTATCCTTACAGGGTGGTTATAAAGTAGTCATCCTCGACGAAGCAGACTACCTTAATCCACAATCAACTCAACCAGCGCTTAGAGGATTTATTGAAGAATTCTCTGCTAATTGTAGATTTATTTTAACATGTAATTTTAAAAATCGTATTATTGAACCATTACATTCAAGATGTACTACAATAGAATTTAATATGACTAAAAGGGATAGTGCAGTATTATGTTCTAAGTTTTTAGATCGGTGTGGATTTATTCTTGAAACTGAAAATATAACATACGATGAAGCGGTTGTCGCAGAACTTATTATGAAACATATGCCAGATTGGCGTAGAGTTATTAATGAATTACAACGATATAGCTCTAGCGGTGTTATCGATAGTGGTATATTAATACAATTAAGTGATATCGCAATAAGTGATTTAATGGAGCACCTTAAACTTAAAAACTTTAAGCTTATGCGACAGTGGGTATCAGACAACATGGACAGTGAACCTGCTGCTATATATAGAAAAATATATGATCATATGTATCACCATATTGAAGTTACCTCTATCCCACAAACGGTTTTAATTTTAGCAGATTATCAATATAAGAATGCATTCGTTGCAGATCATGAATTAAATACCGTTGCATGTTTAACAGAAATAATGGCAGGAGTCAAATTTAAATGACAGATAAAATAACACAAAACGTAGTAAAACAATTAGATGTTCTTGAAAAAAACATTAATGAACTACAAAAAAGTCTTCAAGATGCATATAAACGTATTGGAGAATTGACTTCTGAATTATATGAAATAAAACAAAAAAATAATACTAAAAATTCTGATTTTTCTGATCTTGAAGATCTTAGAGAGTCATCATATGAAGATTGGGAATATGCATTATATTCTGATCCACCTAAATCCATATGAATCCGTTTGAATATTTAAAAGCAATTAACATAACAAAAAAAGATGTTATGGTTGATGATATAGCAGAAAACAATTATAATAGTTTTATTGTTAATAGATCTCTTTCATACTTTCCTGATACTGTTTTGTTTGCTAATGAAATGAATATAAACCATCATATTGACGCGCGTCTTCAATTCGATTTTTTTATAAATATAATTAAGAAACGAAAAAGATTCTCTAAGTGGACTAAAGCTAATGAAATAGAGAATTTAGCGGTCATTAAAGAATATTATGGTTATAGCGATGAAAAAGCTAAATCTATATATAATTTATTCAGTAATGAAGAATTACTAACATTGAAAAATAGGATTTACAAAGGTGGAAGAAGAAAATAAAGAAATACACCCGTGGACTCCAAGTAATATGCTTGAAGTTACACTTAATGAACCTGACGACTTTTTAAAGGTTCGAGAAACGCTGACTCGTATCGGAGTAGCATCAAGAAAAGAAAATAAATTATTTCAATCTTGTCATATTTTACATAAACAAGGTAGATATTTTATTGTTCATTTTAAAGAATTGTTTCTATTAGATGGAAAACCTTCTAATTTAATAGAAAACGATATACAACGTAGAAATACAATTGCTACGTTGTTAGCTGACTGGGGATTAGTTAGTATGATTGATCCCACACAAGCGAAGGATATTGCACCATTAAGACAAATCAAGGTAATACCGTTTAAAGATAAGTCTATATGGGAATTATGTCCTAAATATAATATAGGAAATAGTCAATCTAAAGACTAATCTTGTATAAATATAACCGGTTGTCCCATTAGGGAGACCATATACTAATCTTGCTTTAAATAGGAGAAAAAATTATGACAAGAAATAATATAAAAATGCATGTACCACGTTCGCTTTTTGTAGGATTCGAACATCTGTTTGATGACTTAGAACGTATTCACGGATCTGCTAGATCTGGAGATAATTATCCCCCTCATAATATAGTTAAAATTGACGACGAAAAGTTCTTGATTGAACTTGCCGTTGCCGGTTTTGCTGAAGAGGATATAAACATAGAAGTTAAAGAAGGCATCTTAGCGATATCTGGTGAAACTTCTGATGAAGAGCGCGCTTATGTACATAAAGGAATCTCGTCACGCAAATTTGAGAAAAGCTTCCGCATCTCAGAATTTGTGGTAGTAGATGGGGCTGATCTTGTGGACGGAATACTCGTTATTAGTTTAAGAGTAGAACTTCCCGAAGAGAAGCGACCTAGGAAGATCAACATAGGATCTACTGGGAAATCAACGAAGCAGTCACCTGAATTTATTCAAGACTAAATTAGCGAAAATACTAGTAGATATTAAGTAATATTTACTGGAGTTAATCATGGGCTACTATCGTAAGCACAAAAATGACATCAGATCCGCAGTTGAATTAATTACAGTACTATTTTTTACAATAGGAATAGCACCAACATTAATGCTTCTTGCGTCTTTTAGTCATTAATAACCTTTCATGGGGGGAAATAATTTTCCCCCTATGAATTTAAGCATGTACAAGTGATAAAAAATGTGGTATAATATACCCAACGACTGATAATTATAATGGTGACTTTTGAAATTTTATACTAATGTAAGCAGATATGGTAATATGCTTCTTTATCGTGGATATGATCATGGTAATGCAATTAAGAAGCGAATTAAATATAAACCAACTCTTTTTGTAACAACTCCAAACGAATCAACGTGGACTTCCCTTGATAGT